ATCATCCGCGCCACCTCGCAAGCGGCGGCATTGGCCTATGCCGCTGCGCAGCATCGGCTCGGCTATGACGTGACCCTGTCTGGCATCTACGCCGCGCTGCATCAGGCGGGCGTGCAAAACGTCGCGCTCGCGAGCCCGGTTGCGGGCATCGTCATGGGCGATGGAGAGGCCGCATTTTGCACCGCGGTCACAGTGACGATCGGGGGCGTGGATGTCTGATTTGCTTCCTTCCAATGCCACGGAGCAGGAGCGCGCGGTCGCCGAGGTCATGAGCTTGATCGGCTCGCCCGATCCGCTGGTTCGCGAGGTTTGGAGCCCGGAGCTCTGCCCGAGAAACGTGCTCCCGTGGCTGGCCTGGAGCCTGTCGGTCGATCAGTGGGACCCCGATTGGACGGATGCGCAAAAGCGCACGAGCATCCGCAACGCGATTTCGGTGCAGAAAATCAAGGGCACCATTGGCGCGGTGCGCCTTGCGCTGAGCTCGATCGGCATGGTCGCGCAAGTGGTCGAGTGGCACCTCAAGCAGCCGCCGGGCGATCCGTTCACCTATCGCTTGCTGCTGGAGGCTGGCGCCAACGCCGCGACCCTCGAGGCGATCGAGACTGCGGTCGCGATCGTGGACCAGACCAAGTCGCTGCGCTCGCACCTCGAGCTGATCGAGGTCAGCGCCGGGACCCTCGCGGGCCCATATGCGGCTGCTTGGTCCGGCGTGGGGACGGAGATCACCGTCGCCTACCAGCCGCCAGACTGACGGCATAATTTCCCAAATCTGAATCGGAGAGACGCATGTCCTTTGCCACAATTCACACAACGGCCGGGCTTCTGGCGCTCGTTCAATCTCAAGCGCTGGGCATGCCGATTAATCTGACCGAGATGTCGGTCGGCGATGGCTTGGGTGTCGCGGTCACACCGGACCCTGATCAGACCGGGCTGGTGCGCGAGCGGTTCCGCGCCGTCATCAATCGGATCTACAAGCCCGACCCATCGGGCCGCCCGAACGCCTACGCCGCAGAGCTGGTGATCCCGGCGGCGGAGGGCGGGTTCACCCTGCGCGAGGTCGGCTTGTTCGACGCGAACGGGACGCTGTTCGTTGTGGGAAGCCTGCCCGAAACCTACAAGCCGGTGGCGAACGAAGGCGCATTCGCTGACACCGTGGTGCGGGTCGAGTTCGAGGTGTCGAACGCGGCCGTCATCACCTTGGTCGTGGATCCCAATGTCTCGATCGCGACGCAGACATGGGTGGCGAACAATGCAAACGCCTGCTCCATCATTCCCGGCGGCACCACCGGGCAGGTTCTGCGCAAGGCGACCAACGGCTGCGGCGACACCGAGTGGGCGGATCCGACCGATGTGAACGTGACCGTCTCCACCATTGAGGAATTTCAGACGCTTGCCACGGGGCAGACGCAGGTCGATCTGGTGATCGTCAACACCGCCGGGCTCGCGGTTTATATCGACGGGCTGCGCTTGCCGCTCAAGGCGGGCGCTGATGGATGGCAGCCCGATGGCTCGATCTCGAGCCGCATGCATCTCGGACAGGCCTATGACGGCTCCGAGATCATCGCGGTGCAGAACGAGCCGGCTTCCGATCTGCCCGATGCGCTCCTGCAGGCGCAAAATCTTGCGGACGTCCTGGACAAGGCGCTGGGGCGCGCAAATTTGGGCGTGCTGTCGATCGAGGCGACCAAGCAGCGGACCCCGGCGGGCGCGCTGATGGACTTCGCCATGTCGGCGGTGCCCACGGGGTGGTTGAGGTGCAACGGCGCCACGATCGGGCGCGCGGCCTATGCGGAGCTGTTCGCCGCGATCGGGACGGCCTGGGGTGTGGGTGATGGCTCGCTGACCTTCAACCTGCCTGATCTGCGCGGCGAGTTCCGGCGGGGATGGGATGACGGGCGCGGCGTGGATCCAAATCGGGCCTTTAGCAGCTCTCAATCGGACGCGTTTAGCTCGCACACCCATTTGGTCAAGGAGGGCACGGTCAACCCCAATATGTCAGGTATGCAGGACATCTTGGCTTCGGGCGACGACTACACCCGAACCGTCGATCATTACTCAAAAACCATTTCCACCGGCGGGGCCGAAACTCGCCCGCGCAACGTCGCAGTGCTGAGCTGCATAAAATTCTGAATAATCTGCATCAAATTCTGTAAATCTGCATCAAATTCTGAGGGGTGGCTGCGGTGATCGCCTATCAACACGACCATGCGGGCTTCTATGTCGGCTCGATCGATGCCGAGCCTTCGCCGCTCGAGCCGGGCCTGTTCCTGCTCCCGGCGCGCTGCGTGACCGTCGCGCCGCCGGTCGTGGTGCCCGAGGGGATGGCGGCGCGCTGGAGCGGCGCGGCGTGGGCTGTCGTGCGCGAGCCGACGCAGCCCGACCCTGTCGCCAAGCTGCAGGCGTTCCTCGAGGAAAACCCTGACGTCGCCGCGCTGATCGGCTGAGCGGGAAATCCGCCAGAGGATCGCCGCGCGCGCGCCTTGCATGATCCTCGCGAATTCTGATTTTGATGAGCGAGGGCGCGATGACCGAAACCTTCCTGCATGGCGTTCAGGTCCTTGAGATCGACGCGGGGCCACGTCCGATCCGGACCGTGCGCTCCGGTGTGATCGGCATCGTCGGCACGGCGCCCGACGCGGACCCAGCGCTGTTCCCTTTCAACGTGCCGGTGCTGATCGCTGGATCGCGCCTCGAGGCCGCCGGCTTGGATACGGTCGGCGACGGCGAGGGCACGCTGCCCGGCGCGCTCGACGGCATCATGGACCAGATCGGCGCCGTGGTGATCGTGGTGCGCATCGAGGCCGGCGCGGACGAGGCCGCCACGCTGGTGAACGTGGTGGGAGGCGTGGCTGCCGGCACGGGAACCTATGAGGGCGTGCAGGCGCTGCTGGGCGCCGAGAGCGTGGTCGGCTTCGCGCCGCGGATCCTCTGCGCGCCGGGCTGGACCCACCAGCGCCCTGAAGGTGCGGCCAACCCTGTCGTGTCCGAGCTGCTGGGCATCGCCGAGCGGCTGCGCGCGGTGATCATCGCCGATGGGCCCAACACCACCGACGCAGATGCGATCACCTACGCCGGGGACTTCGGCTCCGATCGGGTCTATTTGGTGGACCCATGGGTGAAGATCTTTAACGCCACCGGCGAGGTTGTGTCGGAGCCGGGATCCGCGCGGGTCGCGGGCCTGATCGCGAAATCCGACAACGATCGCGGCTTCTGGTGGTCGCCATCGAACCAGGTCATCAACGGCATCGTGGGCACCACCCGCGCCGTCGATTTCAAGCTGGGGGATGCAAATTCGCGCGCCAACCTGTTGAACGAGGCGCGCGTCGCGACGATCATCCGCCAGGACGGGTTCCGCCTCTGGGGCAACCGCTCCCTGACGGCCGACTCAAAGTGGACGTTCCTGTCGGTGCGGCGCACCGCGGACCTGATCAATGAAAGCCTGCAGCGCGCGCATCTCTGGGCGGTCGATCGGAACATCACCCGCACCTATGTCCAGGACGTGACCGAGGGCGTGAACGCCTACCTGCGCACGCTCAAGGCTCTGGGCGCCATCCTTGGCGGCGAGTGCTGGCCCGATCCGGACCTGAACACGCCCGCGAACGTGGCGCTGGGCAAGGTCTATTTCAACTTCGACTTCACCCCGCCCTATCCGGCCGAGCACATCACGTTCCGCTCGCATCTGGTCAATACGTATATCTCGGAGGTGTTTGCCTGATGGCCGCTCGCGACGTTCTCAAAAACTTCTCGCTCACCTTCGACGGGCGTGGATATGCCGGGCAGGTGACCGAATACAACGCGCCCGATCTGACCATCGTCACCGAGGATTATCGCGCGGGCGGCATGGACGCGCCGCTCGCGCTCGAGATGGGCATGGAGGCGCTGACCTGCAGCTTCGTGCTGATCTCCTACGATGCCGATGTGCTGTCCTATTGGGGCTTGGCGCCTGGGCAGGCGGTTCCGCTCACGGCGCGCGGTGCGATCGAGGGCTATCACGGAACGGTCAAGGCGGTCGTGCATTCGATGCGCGGAAAGATCACCGCGGTCGCGCGCGGGACCTGGGGCTCCGGGCAAGCCGCAAGCCTTACGATCACGATGGCGCTCGATTACTATGCCGAAACGATCGACGGCGTTTCGATCTGCGAGATCGATATCGAGAACATGATCCGCGTGATCGGCGGGGTGGATCGCCTGGCGGCTGTTCGCGCCGCGCTGGGCCTGTGAGGGAGCGGCCATGACCGATCGCGCGCCCTACCTCACCGAGAACGCGGATGGCAGCGTCACCGTGCAGCTGCGCCGCCCGCTGACCGTCGCGGGGGTCGACATGCCTTCGCTGACCATGCGCGAGCCGACCGTCGCCGATCAGCTTTCGGTCGCCAAGAAGGCAACCGACGCGGAGCGCGAGGTCGCGTTGCTCGCCAACATCTGCGAGGTGGCGCCGGCGGATATCGGTCGGCTCACCATGCGCGACTACGGCCGGCTGCAGGAAGCATACCGGGATTTTCTCATCTGAGCTCAAGGGACTTGCGCACGGGCGTGCTCGCGCTCGCGCGCCACACCGGCTGGCCTTGGGCCGACATCGCGGTGATGTCGATCAGCCGCTTCATCTTTTGGCTCGAGGGTCTGCCTGATGGCCGGTAATCAGCGCCTCGGCGCAACCATCACGATCGGCTCGGTCCTCAGCTCGGCCGTGGGCCGCCACCTCGGCTCCATCTCCGGAGGGCTCGCGCGGATCGGCGCGGAGATGAGCGAGGTCCGCGAGCGGCAGCGCGAGCTCGCGCGGCAGCGCCGCGTGCTCGAACGCGAGGGCCGCAGCGTCGAAGAGCTCGACCGTGAATATGCGGAGCTTGAGCGGCGGCTGCGCGAGCTCACTCGCCAGCAGGAGAGATATCGGCGCGCCCAAGAGGCAAGCGTCCGGGTCGGCGCTACCTACGGCCGCATGGTGCGGCAGGTCGGCGGGTTCGCGCGGCGTGCCGCTGAAGGATTTGTCGTTCTGGGCGGTGCAATTGTTGGCGTGACGACTGCGGTCGCCAGTCAGACCGAAGAGCTCAATCGCAACGCGAAGCGCTTGGGCGTCTCGACCGAGTTCCTGTCGCAGATGCAGTTCGCCGCGGGCAAGTTCGGGGTCAAGAACGATGCTCTGGTCGACGGCCTGAAGGAGCTTTCTTTGCGCGCGGATGAATTCGCGGTCACCGGCAAGGGCCCGGCTGCCGAGGCATTCGATCGGATCGGCATCTCCGCGAAGGAAGCCGGCGAGCTGGCGTCCGACACCGCTGCGCTGTTCGCCGTTGTCCGGGACCGCATGTCCGAGGTCACGGATTCCGCCGCGCGGCAGCGCATCTCTGATGAGCTGTTCGGCGGCACCGGCGCTGAGCAGATGATCGAGTTCCTCTCGATCTCGCGCGCGGAGGTCGAGGCGCTGGGCGCGGAAGCGACGAAAGCCGGCGCGACCGTCACCGAGGCGCAGGCCAGCATGGCGCGCGATTACATTCAGAATTTCAACCGGCTTGGCAAAGTGATCGAAGGCCTGACGCGCACCGTCGCGAACGAGGTTATGCCAACGCTGACAAAAGCCTTCGGCGAGATCGG